CTCTGAGCTAAAGGGGCGTACCCTAAGTCGGATTCGAACCGACACTGTAACGATTTTAAGTCGTTTATCTCTGCCATTGGATTACTAGGGCTTATTTACTATATAAATATACCAGACCAGACAGTTTTCGTCAAGATTTTATTTGAAATGTTTTTTGGCTTTTTGGTTTTAATACCAAGTTCTTTAATTGCTTTCCGATTCTTTTTTAAATCATCAATAAATAAAACAATATTATACTTACTCTTCAAGGCTTGAATTTCTTTTTTCTTATATACATCTGAATCTTCATCCTTATCATTAGTAATTAATTGATCAAATGGTATTCCCAATTCCCGCAATTGTTTTACGGCTAAAGATTTTCTAGAATCTTTGCTTCTAGCAGTCATAATAATAATTTTATTGGTTTGAGCTTGCTGAATAAGAAAATTTACCACATTTTGAAGGGATTTAGATTCATCTTTGTGATCTAAGATTGTGCCGTCAAGGTCGCAAACAATAGCATTTTGCTTCATTACATTACCACTGATTTAAGAGTTGCCCTTAACTGCCAGCCCCAAAATTGATGTTGTTCAATTCTTCCTGCAATCATGTTGCAGATACCCTGCTCATCATATTTTACGTTAGCCAACTGAAATACTTCTTTTAGAGTTTTAATTACATCATCATTTGTTGAAATTAATTCGCCAACCATTTCTTTGGGGGATAAAGAAAGGCTATCGTTAATGGAAACCGTAGCGTATTGTGCCATTTGTACAGCACCAAATGGTGCATAGGCACCAACCTTACGAATTGTTTCAGAAATTGTATCTACTGAATCAAACACATCTTGATAAATTTTTAAAAAAAACTTATGCAACTCTCTAAAAATCATGCCTTCGACATTCCAATGATATCCATGACTCTGGGAGTACATTTGAAATGCATTGGCTTGTAATTCTTTTAACTTATCTACTAAATCTTCCATACTAATATTATACCCTATCTTCCGCCAGAACGCTTCTTATAACCAGTCTTACGCTTATTCATAGATCCTGGCGTATTGAATCCGTTAACTTTTGGGGTGTTTCTAATTCTAATTTCTAAAGCTTCTTTAATTTTATCGTGATGCTTTCCCATTATTCTCCTTTTATTTTTTCTAATTTATACACTTGGTCTCCCTTGTGTAGAGCCTGGATTTCCCGCATTCCAAACCCAAGTTTTAACATTTACATGAAATATTTTTTTATTGTATTTTACAAAATTTTTGATTAAGGTAAAGTCTTCTCCAACTCTATGTCCATATTCATCTACTTCTGTTGAATTTACATCAAATCTTCCAGAAAACCCACCAATTGCTTTTACTGAAGTTGTTTTTGCTAACCAAGTAATTGGAACTTGATGAATCTCGTTATTATTCCATTCTTTTCCAAAAATATAATCAAGATGTGTCATAAAACCTTGTTCTGTATACCAAGATGGATACACCAAGTCAGCACTTTCTCTTTCTATTGTGTTAAATAATACTTCTAAATGGTTTGGCAATAGATAATCATCGTCATCTAAAATTGCAACATATTTACTAAATACCCGCTTAATAGCCTTATCTCTTGTTATTGGTGCACCCAATCTTTCATTATCCAACTCAACAATTATTTCATCTGGAGGCATAGTTTGATTTAATACTGAATCTACTGCTCTTTTTAATAAGCTTTCTCTTCCAGGAATTGTTGCTATAACTACCGAAATACTCATTTTTAAGCTTTAATCCATTTTTGCTGGGGGTTCTGTATAGAGGGCTTCCTCTGTTTTTTTATCTTCAATTCTTTGTACTTGATGACTTAATCCTAAGAAACTTAGAAGTGTAAGAATAACTAATTCATTTGGCACTTCTGGATATTGTTTTACAAGGTATGTAGAAAATACTGATGCCCAGCCATATACAATGGTAGGATTTTTATGTATTGCTCTTTTAATTTTTTTCCAAAACTTTGACATAATAACTCCTTACTGGTTACTATAGCCATAGCCTGAACTATTGCCATACCCCGCAGATTTTTTACCATCATGGTTTGGTGGTGCATTGTATGTTGGTGCGTATGCAGCATCTTGAGATTCTGAACCCATTACTGGTGCAAAGGATCCATTCCAAAATGATAATGCTGGAGTTCCCTCTTCGGTAATGCCTTTTTCTTCATATCCATCAACTTGAACAACAAGGGCTTCTAAGCCAGCTTTTGCTTCTTCTTCAGAAGAGTATACTCCAACTACTTGACCATTGTTTTCTTTGCATACCGCCCAATAACCTTGAGCATCTGGCACATTGTATTCAATATAGAATGGTGTTTTTGCACCATGACCAAATTGCATTTTACCTTTTCTTCCTGCCCTTGTAGCTGAAGATCCACTTGGGATTAATTCCTCCGCCTACCTGCCAGTATGCTGTCTTTTGTGCTTCAAAATGCAAGTGTGAGCCAGTATGAGCATTACCCTCTGTGCCAACTTCCGCAATTAACTGCCCCATCTTTACAATATCTCCAGCCTTAACGTAAGACTTACGAACGTGTGCATAAGTGCAGTAATAAGTCTTAAAGCGAAACTTATGCTTAATAGTTGGTGAATACGCACCAAGATTAGGTCCTTGTGCCCCAACAGATACAACAACTCCATCTGCTACAGCATATACTGGGGCACCCATAGGTTCACCAAAATCTACTCCCTGATGCCAACCTGAGATCCATATATCTCCCTTAGTTCCATATGAACAAGTTACTCTTGGATTTTTTACTGGATAAGCCATTTAAATCAATTCCTTTTATAAAAATTTTACTTACTTATATTATAACATATTGGGGTTGCAAGCACGAGCAGAAATTACACAGCACAGCAAATGTCTGGACTCTCTGTGCCCCAACTGGGACTCTTACCATAAGTAACTACACCATCCTAAGAAAGTGCTTGCAACCTTGTGGGTAATGTCAGACTTGAACTGACGGCGGGCAGATTATGAGTCTGCTGCTCTAACCAACTGAGCTAATTACCCTGACAACTTATTATATCTAAAGGATACTAAAATTGTCAATAAAACCTTGTTCTTCTGTTTGAGGAATATCGGCTGCTAAATAATCCCTAATGCTATCTGGCATGTAGTTGCTTTCTGGCATCTTAATAGTTCCCGCATTTTGTTTCAAGTAGTCTTCTTCTGTTTCTTTATAATAAGATGAGTAATCATAAACTTTAACTTCTTGATTAGCATTTCTTGCAGTTCCCGACACAGCATTATAAATAGCCCCACAAACAGCGTCAGATAGATCCTTAGAGCCTTTGCGGGGGTGATCGACCTTATCCTTAATAATTCTTAATTGTAGCAATTCCTCAATTAACAAATTAATCTTTGGTCCAGCAAGTCTTTCTTCGACAACTACCATCTGCATATCATCATAATGCTTTTTAGCCACAGAAAGAATTTCAGACTTCATTCCATAAGCAATCATTTGTTGCATCATGTCGTGAGAGTTCCATCTATCAAATGTAACTAATTTAATATTAAATCCACGATGACGTAACTCTAGGATGTAATCCCTTACGTCAGCAAAATCTACTGACTTATCTTTAGTTGGAGTCCACCATCTTACTGCATCTACTACAACTTTAGGGGATGCTTCTTTCATTTGTCCCGCAATTTTCATAGTTACCCAATGATCGATATGTGCCAAAGCAACGGCACAATGATCATGTTTCTGGGCAAGGTCAACGTGGACAAAATATTCTTTTTCTTCATCTGGCACAAAATGATTTTCAAATGCACCCTTTTCATCTACACCATTCTTTTGAACAAATGCTGTTTCAATTTTTTCACGGGACTTAAAGAAAGCATCTACGGCATCTGGTGGCATGCAAGCAAAACGAGATAAGGAGTCGGTTGGGTCATCATAAAAAGCTTGAGCCAAATCGTCAATCTTAATAGTTGGATTAATATCCCAAGTTGGTCTCTTTAATGCAAAAACTTTTTGAGTGTTGTAATGGGTAATATGATC